GTGGATTAAGCTTTGAATAGAGATGAGCCGTGAGAACTGTATCCAATGCGCCATAGCACCAATACAATTGGAAGTCTACAGGAACTGTGCCCCAAGTCCACTTCTGCGCTTTCATAGCATCATCTAAAGCACCGCTTGCATAAGCAGCTTTAGGGTCTACAAGACGAGCAGCATTAGGCTTTAATGCTGTAGAGCCAGCAGGATTAAGAAGGTGGCACATCATACGAGTGTCATGAATACGCTCACGAGGAAGACGAATCTTGCCGTGGTGCTCTATAAAGCGAACATCAAACTTAGCGTTGTGAGCTACAAGGTCGCCTTCATACTTTTGAATTGCTTCTAAGGCAAGACCACCCCAACCTTCGTACGGAATAGCCCAACCCATTTGCATATCGCCAAATTGAATAAGACGAAGTTTTTCCATTTCAGGGTCAAGTCCTGATGTTTCAGTGTCAAAAGCAAGAACTTCTCTTTTCTGCCCAAGCCACCGCATAAACTCTTCAGCTTTTTCAAAGCTATTAACTAATTCAAGTTCTACATCTTCTAGCGCCATGAACGATTCACCATTGTCACTTCAATACCGTATTCTTTTAATAGTTCAGCAGTTGCTTCTGGATTACGCTTTTCTTCAAAGTCATTAACCGCTAACACTACTGCTTTAATTCCTGAGCCTGCAATTGTAAGTGCGCATCTAATGCAAGTCACACCATTGACATAAAGAACTGGGTTCTTTTCTAACCAAAGATTATTTGCACGAAGTATTGCATTTACTTCAGCGTGTACTGCATGGCAATCAAGATAGTTAGAGTCAACTGGTCTACCGAGCTCCGCATTAACTGCGCGCTTACACCAAGAGTCGCAGCTTCCTTGTTGCTGTTTCCCAGCCGGTACTCCATTGTAGCCGACTGATAAAACTCTATTATCTTCAGAGACAATGACGGCTCCATATTGAGCTCGTGAGCATTGACTTCTTTTTCCAACAAGAGCAGCAGCTTCTAGCCACATATCTTGCCAGGAGATTCGTCCTGTAATCATTACTTTTCGCTAATCCTTTTCTGTGTAGTTAAGTGCCACATATCTGTAGCGCTAAATGGTGTGAAACTATTTGGTGTTTCAATTACTTTAGTTGCGTGTTCTTTCATTTCTTTAAGAGTCATGCCACGAGCTCCTAATCCGTCATGACGAAACAATTGAGATTTTGGCTCAGTAAGAGTATCAATCTTATCGTAGTCATGTTGGTAAAGATGAAATGAAACCACGTGATGATAGTAATCACCGGCTGTAACATCAAGAACATTTGCCATTGCTAATTGTAATTGAGAGAACTGACCCCAGTCATGTGGAGTGCCCCACCATACATCGTTACTTCTCATAGTTACGTGCAGCACAAGTTTATTGTTTCGGATAAAGAATTGAAGCATAGTAGTGCACGGCACATCTTTTGCTTGGTCACTTCTAAATGCGTCAAGAACTGGGTCCCAGATTGTGATTAACGCTTGACGTGAGTCACGGTCGTATTTAAGTCTATTTATTGCAGCTTCTAATTGAGCTCCAATTCTTACTCCGTATGGCCCATGAAATGCTTCTCCGTCCATGAACCTTGCCATATTGGGAGCAGCTTGTACAGTTCTTTGCGGATAACTTGTACAAGTTATAAGTTGAAGAGCTTCCATGCTAATAAGCTTTTCACTTGCTTTACGATTAATGCCTTGAACAATAGCGTAGTGAGGGTCAAGCTTTATGACAACATCAAAGACTTCTCTTGTCTCCATTCCACGAGGATTTGACACTTCTCCGTTGTCATAAATAAACTTTATAAGTGCAGGATAATCGTACTGCACATTTTCAATATTAAATGAATGCCCTAGTGGTTTCATTAGCCCTCAATTCTTTTGTACGGTACATTGTATTTCTTACAAGATTCAACAGCTTCTGCGTCAAGAGCAAAAATTATTGGGTTATATAACCTATCCCACACTCGAGAAATGTCTTCAGTGCTATTGCAAAATCCAGAAGTATTTTGGTTGTGTAGACCATATTTAGATACGATGTCATAGGCCTGAGTGCCTTCATAGGGCATGAAAGCAATAGGAGTTGATGAATTACCTACATATAGTTCTTGCGGTCTTCTAGGCCCTACATACGACTTAATTGAACCAGATTGAGAAGCCCAAGTGGCTACTGAAGAAGCTGACTGAATAATCTTATGAGTATCGTGAATGCCCGTAAGAGAAAGAACTTTATGAAGAGGAGACTTGTCAACTGCTTTTGCGTAAAGAGTAATAACAGATTCTACTTCATCCATATGTAAATAGTCTTCTCCTCTATTAATCATTCTTTCAATAAGAGGCTTAATTGGCATTTCAGTGTAGACAAGAAGTGCGCCTTTGCCAAGAAGAAAAGAGTTGATGTGCCAGCGAATAACTGGGTCAAGTCCGTTGTCGTTTCTTTTGATTGGGCCGTAAACGTCTGGTCCAATATGCCAACGGTCACATACAATTGAAGTGTCATTATGCGGAGCATAATCATAAAGAGCTAACTCATACTCATCAAGCACGTGCTCGATTGGGACGCCTCTATGAAGTTGAGTTACTGTAGAGTATTCTTTAAGAATACGAGATAGGTCATTTGACAAAGTACTTTTGCCTGTACCGTCACAACCCTCTAAAACTATTAACATTCGTCCTCCATTTTTACTACTAAGTAGTTATATTACTCTATACGTTGTGGAGCGTAAAAAGCGGCCTTTATAGCACTATCCAATTCAGCGGCTTGAAGTAGTGCGTTTGTAGAAGTTTTAGGTAAGTACCAAACGCCGTCATTATCGCGAAGACGAAGGCGCTCTATAATCGCAGATGGCTCTTCAGAAACTTGCGCCCATTCACGGTTAACTTCATGAGCTACTTTTTCATTAAGACTTGGTCTGCAAATAGCACAAGGCATAGAACCTTTCACAGCTTCTTTTAGTTCTACATTCTTTTCTTTTAATTGGTTGCACTTGTCTTTGTGGACTACACGACTTTTACCAGAGCCAGCAACAATGTACTTCCCACCTGCAGTTTTGTAAATGTCTACAACAAACCAGCGAGGCTTACTTGGCATAAAAGAAGAAGCAGAAGCTAGGTGGTAGCCTTCAAAATCTAACTGACGACCTTTGTCGTACACTGTAAAAAACTCTGGATTCATTATTCTCTAATCTATCACGAAATTAACGTGAAAACCCGTACTTCTTTGAAGTAAAGCGATTTAGAGAAACTCCTTCATAGCGTTTACATAAGTAATTTAGACTCACAAACATTGGGTCGTATGCTCCATCTTCTACTTCATGCTTAACAATAATGCCTCTCCAGTGATGATTACCTTGAGGGCCTTTATAGTTCTCATCATGTAAGTAACAAGCACCAGCAACGAGCCCGTGCTGCGGCTTGTTATCAACATAGCGCATACCATAAAGCAATTGCTGTTGGTGACCCATAGTAAATGACATTCCAATTGTTTTTAGCCGTGAATCAACCATTCCACTGTAAGGCATACCAGACATTGGGTTGTAAAAGTAATGAGAGTAAGCTACTCCATCGAGTTTAATAATCTCAAGAAAAGGATAAACTTGCCAACCGTGAGCAGCATAATTAAGATCGTCTGTGCTTAAAACTCCTTCAAGTTTTGCAGTTCGACTTGTTGCTTTGTTGATTCTATTTTCGTGATTACCAAGAAGAATATGACGTGAAGGATACCATTGTTTTCTGTGCTGCTTTGCTTTATGCGCGTTGTAAGAAATAATGCCAGCATTTAAGATATCGAATGCAGCGTTAGCAGCTCTAATATCTCCTTCATATCTGCGATTTTCCATTTCCATCTTGCCTTCGTCGTATAGCGACAGAGATGGCATATCGGCGTGGTCGCCTAAGTGAATAATTTCTAAGTCTTCACTTTCAGCAAACTCGTCTACAATGTATTGACCAACCCAATAAAGATGGTCTGTAGGGTCGCCTTCTTTTGCTTGTGTGTCCGGTATCACAAAATGCGTTTTAGATGACATATCTTCCGACCTTCGTCTTAACTACATTTATTTTAGTATATTTTTTAGCTCTTTTGTGCGTCTACAAAATAAAAGGAATAGAAGCTTGAGTCACAGAGATTGAGCCAGAAGTAAGAGCTTGAGCAACTCCAGTACTCTGCCATTCCCACACCCAGACACCAGCATGATGAGTTGAGTCTACATCAATGTAGTAAGTACCAACACCTTGTCGCACAATTTCAGCGTCAACACCGTATTCATGAATAGTGATTGCTCCACCGTTAACTCGCCAACCAAAGGCAACGTGAGAAGGGTCAACTAATTCTTTAGTTTGCTCGTCTTTAAATGTACCCGTGAAACGAAGTACATTACCTTCACCAAATGTATCTTTTTTAGCCATAAGTCAATTCTACTCCACTACACAGTCAGCGATTGTAACGTATTTCACAGTACCAACAACCATTCCAATTGTACGAAGAGTCTCAGTAAGTGAGCCAGACATAGACACTCGCATAGCGAGAACAGCAGAAATAGCTTCTGTAAGCTGCGCGAAGTAAAGATTTTCATCTCCTTCATTAAACTTTTGAGAGACAGAGTAAAAGGACGGCATTAAAGAGTTATCTTACCACCAAATTTGCTGCTTTCTTTTCTAGCAATCAAATTTGCACATACATAAGGAATATTGTGTATGCGGTTAAACTCACTAGGGAAATAAGTTACTAAACGACTAATGTGAAAGTCCATTTTTAGTTCCGGTACGTATTTGCGGTGTTCTTGGTAAGCAAAGTACCAAAATGAATTCTCATTGTAAAAGCTATTGTGCGTTGGGTCTTGGTATGCCCCTCTTCCATCTGTACTTGGAGTAAGAGAAACAATCATTCC